GCAGTTCGATGCATCGAGTTGCGGCGATGCCAACTGCCCTACGTGCGGGCAGGCGTTGCCGGAAGAGCAAGTCGCTGCCGCCCGGCAGAAGGCAGAGGCCGAGTTCAACCGGCGCAAGGCCGAGCGGTTGGAGGCGATCAACCAGCGCGGGAAGGCAAAAGTCGCCGAAGCACAGCGGTTGGCTCAAGAAAAGGCCGAGCACGAACGGGTGCTGGCCGAGCTGCTCGAAGTCCGCGGGCCGCGCTGGGCGGCCGTCGAAGCCGCCGATAAGGAACTGGCGGAGCTTCAAGCCGGCATGACGGACGTGACAGCCGAACCGCGGTACATCAAGAAGCAGCAGGAGCTTGAGGCCGTCAAAACTGAGATCGCGGCGCTGCGGTCGTCCAACCTGAGCGCGCTTGACGCTGTTCGGCTGGAGATCGCCAAGCTGCGGAACGAGCTGGAACTGCTCGAATCGAAGCGCTCGAAGTTTGATCTTGTTCGCCGGCAGGACGCCCGGATCGCCGAACTGGAGCAGCAGGAGAAGGAACTGGCCGCCGAGTTCGAACGGCTTGAGCACGAACTGCATCTGCTCGACGAGTTCACCCGGGCGAAGGTCGATCTGCTGGAAAACCGGATCAATTCGAAGTTCCGGATGGCTCGGTTCAAACTCTTCAACCAACTTTTGCACGGCGGCCTCGAGGAAACGTGCGAGGTCACGGTCGACGGCGTGCCCTACGGCAGCCTGAACAACGCTTCCCGCCACAACGTCGGCCTCGACATCATCACGACGCTGTCCGAGCACTACGGCATCGCGGCCCCGATCTTCTTGGACAATGCCGAGTCGATCACGCGCCCGCTGGACACGCCGGGGCAGCAAATCCGCCTGATCGTATCGGCGGCGGACAAGCAGTTACGGGTGGAAACGGAAAAAGCACAAATCAAGGAGGTTGTGTAATCCATGAGCAACCAACAGCAAATCGCGAAAACGGAAGAACCGGCTTCCGTTCGCTTTACCAACCGCGTCATTGCGGAATTTAGCGGGGGAGTCGGAGAAATTGCCCTCTCCGACTTCCAACGGCGCCTCGCTCAGAACTACTTCATCGCGGCTGATGCAGCCCTGAAAAACGCTGAGGCGGCGCGCATGCGCAAGCCTGAGAACAGGCGCGATCCGGTACCGGTCACATGGGCAAACGTAAATCTGGAATCGGTTGCTCAAGCGGTAGTAGCAGCCGCCCGGATCGGACTTGACCCGATGCAGAAGAACCATGTCGCACTTGTCCCTTTCAAGAACAACCACACCGGGAAGTATGAACTCGCCTTCATCGAAGGGTACCGCGGCCTTGAGCTGAAAGCCGAGAAATATGCCCTTGATATGCCGACAGCTGTTGTCGTGGAACTAGTCTATTCAAATGACCATTTCCGCGTGATCAAGGGGGATTTCCGAAACCCGGGCGATGGGTACGAATTCGAGATCAAGAATCCGTTTGACCGCGGTGAACTGCAAGGCGGATTCTACTTCCACTACTACGAGAACAATCCGCGCAAGAACAAGCTTGTCGTGATGCCGCTGAAGGAAATCCTCAAACGGAAACCGGCACACGCTTCCCCTGAGTTCTGGGGCGGCGAGAAAGACATCTGGGAAAAGGACCCTCAGACGGGAAGAAACAAGAAGGTTGGAACCGAGCATGTTGAAGGCTGGTTCGAGAAGATGTGCTGGAAGACGGTCTTCCGGGCCGCCTACAACGACCTGACGATCGACAGCGAGAAGATCGATGCCGACTATCGCCGGCTGAAGCAGCTTGAACAGGATTACGAGGCGATGGCTGTGGCCGAGGAAATCGCTGCGAACGCCAACAAGACGCCGATTGACATCGACGACTACCAGGTGAGTGACGCCGTCGGTCCGGCACCTAATGATCCGGCATCTTATGACACTGCATCGGAAGAACCGGCGCAAACGAGTTCTCAGCAAGCTAATTCCAATGCCGGCGCACCTTTCGACGACGGCCAGAGCGCCTTCGACTTCGGCGAACCTGTGGCGGCCGGCGATGGACCGGGATTCTGATGATTCGGTTTCGTTCTATCGCCAGCTCGTCCGCCGGCAACTGCTACCACGTCACGGACGGCCGTACAGAGCTGTTGATCGAGGCCGGCATACGATTCGCAGACATCCGCAAGGCGCTGGATTTCCGCGTCTCGCGCCTTGCGGGCGTCCTGATCAGCCATGAGCACATGGACCACTCCCGGGCGGTCGCGGACCTCGCGAAGACCGGCGTCGACGTCTACGCCAGCTCAGGCACCATCGCCGCCCGGGGGCTCAGCGGGCATCGTGTGAAGACGATTGAGCCGAAACGGCAGTTCGAGATCGGGACGTGGACGATCATGCCGTTCGACGTGGAGCACGACGCCGAGCAGCCGCTCGGGTTCCTTATGGCCAATCGGGACGGCGAGAAGTTGGTATTTATCACGGACAGCTATTACTGCCGGTACACGTTCAGCGGATTAACGCACATCGCGGTCGAGTGCAATTACTCACTCAGGATATTGGACGAGAATATCGCCGCTGGCCGTGTGCATCCGGCGATGCGGCCGCGGTTGCTCCGGTCGCATTTCAGCCTCGAAAACGTGCTGGACTTCCTGCGGGCGAACGACATGTCGAAGGTGCAGGAGATCCACCTGCTGCACCTTTCGGACAACAACAGCGACGAAGCGCTGTTCAAGCGAAAGGTACAGGAAGTGTCCGGGAAACCGGTCTACATTGCGGGGAGGTAAGGACATGCGAGGAAAACGACCGACACTGCGGCAGAAGAAAGCGATCGCCGGCATGGGGCTCAACCCGGAAAATTGGCTCATTGCGAAGGCACCGCCGGGGGAACTGCATCTGATTCATCGGTTCACGGGCACAAAGAAGGTCATTCCGGCATGAGAAGGGCACAGGGAGAGGATCAAAGTGGCATGGATTGAGAGCCATCAGGGGCTGGCCAAGCACCCCAAAACGTTGAAGTTGGCCAGAAAACTGAATATCAACATCGCTCAAGCAATCGGCCACCTTCATTTGTTTTGGTGGTGGGCGATGGAATATGCGCAGGACGGAGACCTCTCCCACTGTGACCCCGAAGATATCGCGATTGCTGCTGACTGGCCGGGGGATGCCGGACTTTTTGTCGATTCTCTCGTCGATTCCGGGTTCGTTGATCGGGGCGATGACGGCAACCTATCAATCCACGACTGGTATGAATACGCCGGCAAACTGATCGAGCGGCGCATTGCTGACGCTGAGCGGAAGAGAAAAGAACGAAAGAAAAAGGACGTCCATAAGACGTCCGCCGGACATCCGCAGGACGTCGAACGGACGTCTGACGTAACCCTAACCGTACCTAAACCAAGTAATGATGGATTGATGGATAACGCACCCGCGCGCGAGACATTTGAACAAGCACACAAACGGGTGTTCGGTTTCCACTGCAATCCCATGCAGAGCCAACAACTCTCCAGCTACATCGAGGATGGCATGGATGAGGCGGTCATTATTCGGGCATTTGAGCGAGCCTCGGACACCGGAAAAACCGGGTACAACTTCAAGTTCATCCGCGCCATCGTTGAGAACTACTTCAAGAACGGCGTTCGGACGTTGGAGCAAGCGATCAAGTTGGACGACGCACATGACGCTGCGCGACGACGAGACCTACCGGAAGGAAAGTCGCGCCAGTCCAGGACGTTCGATATCCTGAATCAGCTCGAGAAGGAGTTTGAAGCCTATGACACAGGCTGAAATCGTCAAGTTGTTCAAGGCCATCACATTGTCATATCCAGCGTTTCGGCTCACGGACGATCTGGCGAAGGAGCAGGTTATGCTCTGGCATGAGCACCTGAAGGACATCACGTTCGACCACGCGATGGAGAACCTTCGCCGGCACGTGCGGACGGAGAAGTTCCCGCCGACCATCGCTGACCTGCGGCGGCCACTCGATCAAAAGGACCCGGAGACGGTCTATCATGAGCAGCTGCGACGCGAAAGCGAGGAACATTTCCGGAAGCTTGAAGAATACGCCCGGACGGCCGTGCCGGCGCCGCCGGAAGTGAAAGAGAGGATGAGGCAGCTTGCTGCGAGACGAGCTTATGGCGGCTGAACTGCCGCAGAACTACGAGGCAGAGGTGTCGGTGCTCGGCTCAATCCTGTTGGACAACACCGCATTTGACGCGGCAGAAAGCGTCCTTCGCGGCGACGAGTTTTACGACGCCCGGAACGCCCGAATTTACAGGGCCATGTGCGAGATGCGTGAGGCGGGCGAGCCGATCGACCTCGTGACACTGACGGATCAACTGATCAAACGCGGCGAGTTGGAGACAGTCGGCGGGGTTGATTATTTGGCAAGGCTCGAAAGCATTGTGCCGACAGCGACCAATATCGAGTATTACGCCGGCATCGTCCGTGAGCGGCACCTGAAGCGCGCTGAGATCCTGATGCTCCGCGAAGCGTTGCAGAAGGCCATGCAGGGGGATGGTGAGGCCGGCCAGATTGCGGCGGCCGTCCAGGACAAGGCAATGTCCATCCTCGAGCAGAGCGCAACGGCCGAGAAGACATTCCAGCCAATTGGTGAGGTTGCAGTCAGCCGTTACGACGAGATTGAGCAGCGCGCAGAGTCTCCAGCAGGAAATGGGGTAACGGGGCTGCCAACGGGATATCCGGATCTGGACCGGATGACGACCGGACTTCAGCCGAGCGACCTGATCATCGTGGCGGCCCGGCCGTCGGTTGGGAAGACGGCGTTTGCGCTCAATGTCGCCGCGAATGTCGGGGTCAGGACACGGGAGACTGTCGCGATCTTCAGCCTCGAAATGTCAGCGGGGCAACTGGTGGATCGGATGATCGCAGCCGAGGGACCGATCGACGCGAGCAGGCTGCGGACGGGTCGGCTGGAGAGTGATGATTGGGAAAAGCTGACGATGGCGATCGGGAGCCTGAACGAGGCGCCGATCTACATCGACGACACGCCCGGGCTGACTGTGCAGGACATCCGCATCAAGGCCCGCCGGCTGCAGCGTGAGCATGGACTCGGTCTGATCATCGTCGACTATCTGCAACTGGTCCAGACGCGTCGGCGAGGCGAGAACCGGCAGCAAGAGGTGTCGGAGATATCCCGCACGCTGAAGCAGATCGCGCGCGAATTGAATGTGCCGGTCATCGCTCTGTCCCAGCTCAGCCGGGCCGTCGAGCAGCGGCAGGACAAGCGGCCGATGCTCTCCGACCTGCGAGAGTCTGGCTCGATCGAACAGGACGCCGATGTCGTCGCCTTCCTGTATAGGGACGATTACTACGACAAGGAAACCGAGCGGAAAAACATCATCGAGATCATCATTGCTAAGCAGAGGAACGGCCCGGTCGGTACGGTCGAGCTCGTCTTCCTCAAGAACTTCAACAAGTTCGTGAGCCTCGACCGCGGGCACAGCGAGCAGCCGGCGCGCCGATCAGAACCTGACGAGCGGAGGCGATGGGCGTGACGGAACGCATGACGGTTGAAGAGTATCGGGCGTACCTGGACGGCAAGAAGCGCAGCAAGTACCGGAACGAGAAGACACGCGTCGACGGCATCACATTCGACTCACAGGCTGAGGCGAACCGGTACTGCGAACTGAAGGCCCTCCAGCAAGCCGGTGTGATCGAATGGTTCATCCTTCAGCCGCGGTTTCTGCTGCAGGAGGGCTTCCAGAAGGGCGACATTACGTTCGGCAAGATTGAATACGTCGCGGATTTCCTGATCCGCTGGTCGGACGGGACGAACACCGTCGAGGACGTCAAAGGCATGCGGACGCGGGAATACCGAATGAAGCGGCAGATGTTCGAGCGGCGTTACCCTACGCTGCAGATCGTGGAGGTGGAAGCATGAGGTCGAAGGTCCGGGCGGACATGATCAAGCGAGCGTTGAGCAAGCGGCATCGTGAAGATTTCTTTCTCACCGAGGTCAAGACCGGTCCAACCGGCTACGAGCATCATCGCATCGACGCGCTCGCCATCAAAAAATCCTGGGCGCATCCGTGCATCACGGCCTACGAGATAAAGGTCGATCGGAGTGATTTCGTGCGGGACGATAAATGGCCGGCGTACCTGCAGAATTGCCATCAATTCGCATTCGCCTGTCCGAAGGGATTGATCCAGCCCGACGAGCTGCCGGATGAAGTTGGACTGATCTATTACACTCCCGAGACGGAAGCGCTCGTGACGAAGCGAAAGCCGGCGTATCGGAATGTAAACGTCCCTTCGAATCTGCTTATGTACGTCATCATGACCAGGCTCGAGAATGACCGTCATCCGTTTTTCTCGACGCGGCGCGAGTTCATTGAGGCGTACCTGCAGGACAAGAAAGAGCGGAAAGAGCTCGGTCGGCATTTCGAAATCGAAGTGACAAAAGAAATTGGGGAATTGCGGCGTGAACTTGAGAGGATGCAGGGCAAGAAGGAGAGTCTGCAACTTCTCAACGAGGTCAGTGCAATTTTAAGAGATTACGGGATATGGCTCAGTACATGGAGTCAGGACTGGAAAGACGAACTGCGAAAAGCGCTCGGTAATGGGCGTGATCCGCGAATTGAACGAAAGGTGAATTACCTCTTGAAACAGGCCGACGAGCTCAAAGAAATGCTGGAAGAAAGGGATGCGGAACAATGTACGACCGCGTGAACACAGCAGCAATTTTGTTCGGTGGTATCGGCGGTTTCTCCGCCGGACTGAAAAATTCGCTGGTCGAAGCCAACGGCAGGGTCTATCGTTGGCGCATCCTGTGCTCGATCGATTTCGATCCGGTCGCCTGCCGGAACCATGACATCATCACCGGTGAGCAGACGGCCGTGCAAATGGATCTGTTCAGCCGCGACCAGTACAGGAAATGGTTCGGCCACGAGCCGCCGGCGGAGTGGCAGGAGGTCACGCCGTGGGACGTGTGGCAGGCATTCGGCGAGCAGGTTCCTGACTACATCTTTCTTTCGCCCCCGTGCAAAGGCTTCAGCGGCCTGCTGCCGGAGCGATCGGCGCGATCGGAGAAGTACCAGGCGCTGAACCTGCTCACGATCCGTGGTCTGGAGCTATGCCTTGAAGCATGCCGGCTCTATGGTGATGGGGAGCTTCCAGCGTTCATCCAATTCGAGAACGTGCCGCGGATCACTACCCGCGGTGCTGACATCCTCGCCCGGATCAAGCGGCTACTCGAACGGTACGGATATGCGGTAGACATGCGTTCTGACCATAACCTCGGCGAGATCGGCGGGCTCGGGCAGAACCGGATGCGGTTTCTGCTGCTGGCCCGGAACCTGAAGCGCGTGCCGAACTGGTGCTATCTGCCGCCGAAGAAGAAACTTCGCACCATCGGTGATGTGATCGGGCCGCTACCCATGCCAGATGACCCCGCGGGCGGCCCGATGCATCGGTTGCCGCGGTTGCAATGGAAGACATGGGTTCGTCTGGCGTTGATCCCGGCCGGTGGCGACTGGCGGGACCTCAACAATCTCGATTGGCAGAAGTACCGAATCGTGCATGAGGCGCGTGGCGGTGCATACGCGGTCAAAAAGTGGGACGAGCCGTCTCGGACCGTCACGGGAACGACGTGCCCGGGGCGGAGCAACGGCGTCGCGGTGGTATCAGATCCGCGCGTCGGGCTCGACGGCAACGGCCACGCGGCAATCTATCGGGTGGTCTGGTACGATGAGCCAGCGCCGTGCGTGACTGGCGCGCATCGTCCGAACAACGGGGCGATAGTGGTCGCTGACCCGCGCGTGAAGACCGATCTCATGCCGGACTGCTACGGCGTCCAACAGTGGGACGACCAGGCAAAGACGATCCGGGGAAATTCTCGTATCATGCAGTCTGCTTCCAGCATCGCCGACCCGCGCATTGGCTGCTCGCCCCGGTCTGGCACGATGGGTGTTCTGCGCTGGGACGAGCCAGCGAAGACCGTGATCGGCGCCGGGGACATCCACGCCGGCGCGGCGGCCGTCGCCGACCCGCGAATCCCGGAGGACAACGAGTCAGGAACATGGGTGATCATTGCGGAGGACGGCACCTGGCACCGTCCGCTGACGACCTACGAGTTGGCGATGCTGCAGGGATTCCCGACACATCTTCCCGACGGCCGGCCGTTCCAGCTCGAAGGATGCAGCGATGCGAAGGCGCGGGAATACATCGGCAACGCCGTCCCGCCCGCGGCCGCCGAGGCGATGGGAAATGTCATCTTGATCGCCATTGCCCAGGCAGATGCCGGTATCACCTTCGAGATGTCGTGGAACGACGTGTGGGTGCTGCCGGAGACAGAGGAGCAGGAGCGAACGGTGGTGCATTGAGATGACGGCAAAACAACAACTCTACCAAATCGCCGTAGATGACAGCCAGCCGCTTGAAGAACGATACGCAGCCGCCCGGGAGCTGCAGCGCCGCACGCTCAACTCGCGCAAGATATACGATCTGATCCGTCTGTGGCCGTATCACACGCCGTCAGAGATTGCAGACATGCTGGACGTGACCGTGCCGACGGTGGTCGGAGTGGCGAGTCATTACGGACTTTGGCAGAGGAGGCTGTCGGGATGAGCGAAAGATACATCGAGTTTCTGAAGTCGAAAATCGTCGTCGCAAAAGAATCCGGATTTGAAGTCTATCCGGACATGATCAATCCGCGCCTGAAACCGCACCAGCGAGACGCGGTAATGTGGGCAGTCCGCGGCGGGCGCCGGGCGTTGTTCGAAGCGTTTGGGCTCGGAAAAACGGTCCAGCAGCTCGAATGGTGCCGCATCGTTTCGGAGCATATTGGCGGAAAGGCGCTAATCGTCCTGCCGCTGGGCGTCATGCAAGAGTTCAAACGGGACGCCGTTGAATTGCTCGGCATGGACGAGCCTGAATACGTTCGGACGATGGCTGAGGTACAGAATGCTAACGGTCAGATCCTGCTCACGAACTATGAACGGGTGCGTGACGGGGACATCGACCCGACATACTTCACGGCCACGTCGCTCGACGAGGCGTCCGTGCTGCGGAGTTTCGGCAGTAAGACGTACCAGACGTTCCTGGATAAGTTCCGCGGGGTGCCGTACAAGCTTGTCTGCACGGCGACGCCAAGTCCGAACCGGTACAAGGAACTGATCCATTACGCCGGATACCTCGAGATCATGGACACCGGGCAGGCCCTCACTCGGTTCTTCCAGCGGGATAGTACGAAGGCGAATAACTTGACCATCTACCCGCACAAGGAAGACGAGTTCTGGCTATGGGTGTCGACCTGGGCGCTGTTCATTACGAAACCGAGCGATCTCGGATATTCCGATGAGGGCTATGATCTTCCACCGCTCGAAGTTCGGTATCACAAGCTTCCGGTCAATCACGAGGAGGCTGGAGCAGAGCGCGATGGCCAACTGCTCATCATCCGGGACGCCGCTGTCGGCCTGACGGAAGCAGCGCGTGAGAAGCGCGAATCGATCGCCGCGCGCGTCGCAAAGGCGGCTGAGATCGTCGCGGAGAGCCCGGACGACCATTTCATCATCTGGCATGACCTCGAGGCGGAGCGCCACGCGATCAAGGAGGAAATTCCGGATGTGGTGGACATTTACGGCAGCCTCGATCTGGAGATACGGGAGCAGCGCGTCTCGGACTTTTCGAATGGCCTGATCAAGTATTTCGCGACGAAGAAGGAACTGTCGGGCAGCGGTTGCAACTTCCAGCGGCATTGCCACCGGGCTATCTTCGTCGGGATCGACTACGAGTTCAACGATTTCATCCAGGCCATCCACCGGATATACCGTTTTTTGCAGACGAAGAAGGTCATCATCGACATCATCTATACGGAGAGTGAGGAGCAAATCCTGCAAACGCTCCTCAAGAAGTGGGAGCAACATAATCACATGGTCCAGAAGATGACGGAGATCATCCGGAAATACGGCTTGTCCGGAGGAACTTCGGTCATCAACAAACTGGCCAGAACGATTGGGGTGGAACGTGTGAAGATCGAGACGGAGTGGTATACGGCCGTAAATAACGACTGCGTTCTGGAAACGGAGCAAATGCCGGACAACAGCATCGACCTGATTCATACGTCGATTCCGTTCAGCAATCACTACGAATACACGCCGTCATACAACGACTTCGGCCACAACGAAGACACGGCGCGATTTTTCGAGCAAATGGACTTTCTGACGCCGCAGCTCCTCCGGATCCTGAAGCCCGGCCGGATCGCAGCGATCCACGTCAAGGACCGTGTCCTCTATGGAAATGCGACCGGGACCGGAATGCCGACGATCGAGCCATTCCACGCGCTGTGCATCGATCATTACATGCGGCACGGGTTCCAGTATTGCGGCATGATCACGGTCGTGACGGACGTCGTCCGCGAGAACAACCAGACATATCGGCTTGGCTGGACGGAACAGTGCAAGGACGGTACGAAGATGGGCGTCGGGTGTCCGGAGTACATCCTAATTTTCCGGAAGCTTCCGACAGACACGAGCCGCGCATACGCGGATGTTCCGGTGGTCAAGACGAAGGAGCAATACACGCGGGCGCAATGGCAAATCGACGCGCATGCGTTCTGGCGGTCTAGCGGCGACCGGCTGCTGACGAAGGATGAGCTTGCGAGCTACCCGATCGACCAGCTGCAGGCGGTGTATCGCAAGTTTTCGCGCGGTACGGTCTACGACTACCGCGAGCATGTGGAGTTGGCGAAGAAGCTCGACCGCGACGGCCGTCTGCCGGCGACGTTCATGGTCGTGGCGCCGGGCAGCTGGGATGACAGCGTATGGGATGACATCGTGCGGATGCGGACGCTGAATACGTCGCAGAGCCAAAAGCGCCTGCAAATGCACGTCTGCCCGCTTCAGCTCGACATCGTCGAGCGGATCATCAATCGGTATTCCAATCCCGGTGAAGTCGTTCTGGATCCTTTCGGCGGGCTCATGACGGTTCCTTACGTCGCCGTGAAGATGGGGCGGAAGGGGTACGGGATCGAGCTCAATACGGACTACTTCCGGGACGGACTCGGATATCTAAAAGCCGCGGCGGAAGAAATCACGATGCCGACGCTGTTTGATCTCGAGGATTTGCGGGTCCAGGAATCGGCCGCTGGAGCATAAATGTGAAGCCTCACCGAATGATCCGCCACAGTGCCCGCGTGAGCAGTGAAACCGGGGTCGCTATATCGACCCCGGATTACCTAAAGAAAGGAGCGTCCCAATGAGTGAGCTTTTGCACACCATCATCAACGTCGACGGCGAGCAGGTACTGATGATTCGCGGTCTGCATATCGATATGAGCCGCGTCACCGGATTCGAGTATCGAAGCCAGCCCTGCCGGGTAGTCAGCACAAGTTGGTGTGGTGGCAAGTGGGAGATCAATTTGACGACGGAGGAGAAAAAATACGCCAATGACTGAATACCTGAACAAGCAAGCGTTGCTGGAGTGGTTGGACGAACAGATCGTTGCCCTTCGCGGTTTGGCAATCGGTTTCCGAAATCAAGGGGACGCATTGGGTGAGCGCAATTGCCGTCATGACGCAGACGGATTGGCTGTGATTAAGTCAAAAATCCAATCCGGCGCATTTGATGTCGAAAACAGCGAACTCCAGCGTCTGAAAAAAGAGCGAGACGAAGCCCGACAGAAAGCAGAAGACGCATGGAAAGAGATCGAAGAGCTGGAAGATCGACTGCTGCGAGTATCCGATCGCTGGATCAGCGTCAAAGAACCGCCGAAAAACGGACAACGTGTATTGATATGGTATCGAAAAGGCAAAGCACAAGACGTAGCAGAATCGAGGTTCGCAAACGGAGGATACATTGGGTTTTGGGATAGCGAAGTCACCCACTGGATGCCGATGCCGGAGCCGCCGAGGGGGGGTGACTCATGATCCTCAAACAGCTGAAAGCAGGTGACAAATACCGTCCGGTCGTGACCGTTCTCAAACTCAAACGAGGCATCCCGACCGTGATCCGGGTCAGCGGACGCGAATACATTTTGCGGTCGCCAGACCAATTCAACATGCAGCCGAAGCCGCAAAAGAAATAAAAAAATTCCCCTGCATATGGGCCATGCAGGGGAAAACCGAAAACACGTTCTCATACCCAATATATCACAATGTGAGGTGTAGGGGTATGGGGGCAAAACAGATCAGTTTTGGCATATACGAGATTGATGAGGAAGCGACGAAGGAGGCGGTCGAAAAGTACCTGCTGCAAGCGCGGGAGTACATGGTGACCGAATACATCCCATTGGAGCCGAAAGTCACGCCGCTGTACGAGCCGCGCTATCATGGACAGACGAATGCGGTCGGCTCGCAGACGGAGATCATCGCTGTCGCAATTGTGGACGAGATCGAGCGCCGCCGCCGGCACGTCGAACGCGTCGAGAAGGCTGTCAGCCGGCTGGGGGCGCGGCAACAGAAACTGATCCGCATGCGATACCTGGACGACGACAATGTAATGGATTCAGACGTTGCCGAAGCGCTCGGGTACAGCACCCGGCATTACCGGCGGCTCAAGTCGATCGCCATCTACAGGTTGGCGGCAGCCCTGGGACTGGTGGTGCTGAAAGAAGACTGAAAATCATGTCCGCTCTATGTCCGCATTTTGTCCGCATTTTGTCCGACTTTTTCGGAAATTCCGTGCTACTATGATATCAGCGAAGCATTTGCCCGCCGCGCCGCTGAACTGTCTGTCCTAGGCGGCCGGTGACGCGGCATCCCGGGACGGCGGGCGAATCCCGCCTGTCGCTCCGAAATCAATCAGCCGTTGCGGCATCGGTTGTAGAGTCCATGGGGCTGCGGGCGAGATGGGCTTCCAGGGCCAATTGATCGGGACTGAACCCGTGCAAGACGCGGCAGTAGGTCCCCACCGGCCCGATACGAGGGATCGGGGTTAGCCCGGTCGCCGTCCAGATGGACGGTAAACTGAATAGGGATGCGGTGGTGGAATAGGTAGACACTTGCGGGTGGCGCTCCTACTGCCAAGATCGCAACTGAGCGGTATGATCACCCGAACTGGTAGAGCGCATGCAGGGTGCAAATCCCTGCCCGCATCCCAACACCAAAATTGCATTCATGGTCGTCGATCATCGGCGACCTTTTCTTTTTGCCTGCTCATCCCCAAATTGCCGCAGGACCGAAGCCTGCTCGCGGGGCAAAGCGAGACAGGTGCGGCGCCCTCCTTTCGACCGCGACCGGAGCGGTGAATGGGCAGGACCCGGGCGCCGGCCGGCCGCGCAAACCATTCGGAAGTGCCGGCCTCAAATATTCAGGGGAGGGGTCACAGTGAAAGACAAGTCGTTGAAATTGCCGAAGAACTTTGCCGGATGGATTAGCGTGAAACATCGTATCATCTGGAGCGTGCATCCGCATCGGCGGGACAAGCGGGCAGGGGTAATCAGGAAATGAAAAAGTGGCTAAATCGATTCGTGAGACGGTTGTCGCTCGCCGGACCGGATCCGCGCAACCGGAAAGAGTGGCGGGAGAGGAAAAGAATTAATTACAGCTGATCTACAAAAAAAGGAAATTTCCTCCTTGTGTCGAAATTGTGATGCGGGGAGGTGCACTATGGAACTAAGATTAATCGAAAGGAAGATTTCTTCAGTTGGCTATGGAAATCATCACGGTAAGACTATCAACATGATTTATGAATGTCCTTGTGGGAAAGGCACAGTGACATATGAAATTGATGATATCCCAGGATTCAAAAATTGGGATATTTACTGCGAGTGCAAAGACTGCAACGAAAAATATGCCTTTAAAAGAGGCGGGATTGCTGAGATGAAATGAGCGAGATATTGAAATTTTGTAGCACCTGCGGGTGCTTTTTCTTTTGCCATTTTTCAAGCGAGGTGGTGATATGCGGGAAGTCCAGCCGATCCGCGATCCCGAGTTGATCGTGGAAATCCAGAATTATTTGAAGGTTCGAAATTTCCGCAATTACCTGCTCTTCACAATGGGGATCCACTGCGGGCTGCGCGTGTCGGACCTGTTGAGCCTCAAGGTAGGCGATGTCCGGGACCAGTTGCATATCAACTATGTCGCAAAGAAGACCAGGAACCGCCGGAAGCGCCGGAAGGAGAGACGGTTTATCATTCATCCGTCGTACCGTGATGACCTGATGATCTACATTCAGGACATGGACGACGATGAATATTTATTCGCATCGCGGCAAAAAAAATCAACCGGCGAAAAAGGGCTGCCGATCAGCCGGCAGATGGCCTGGCGAATGATTTCGGATGTCGCGCAGCGGTTCGGGCTCGAAGATATCGGTACACACTCGCTCCGGAAGACGTGGGGTTATCACATGATCATGAACGCCCCGCGTGAGCAGTGGGGCTATGTCATGGCGTTACTCATGGAAGCGTTCGGACACGAGTCGCAGGAGGTCACTTTGCGGTATTTGGGGCTCACTCAGGACATGCTCGACCGCATGATTCTGAGGTTGAGTTTTACAAAAACCGGGTGACTGTCAAACTCAAAATTCACAGCCGCAGAAGCCTTGAAAATTGCGGAATCAGCGAATTTACGAGTTTGACAGAATTATGTTTAAGTAAATCTTAAATGCAATTATCTGGAAAATCTGCCGAGGGAAAATCCTCGGTTTTTTCGTTGTTTCGTTCGGAATGCTTCCAGCATGAAAACGTTTCAACGTGAAAACAACTCAACCTGTCGGAGGTGGGGTGGATGTAGTGGCGCCGAAACGAAGTCCGCTTGAACGGAAAGCCTTCAAAATGTGGGCCGCAGCCGGCCGCCCGCGGCAGTTGAAATGGATCGCGGACGAGCTCGGTGTTTCGCCGGAAATGATCCGCAAGTGGAAGCATTATTACAAGTGGGACGATCGCGAAGATCCGCGGCCCGGGGCGCCGCGCGGCAATAAGAACGCCGTCGGCAACAAGGGTGGCGCGCCGAAGGGGAACAGGAACGCGTTCAAGCACGGGCTCTACGCGAAATATCTGCCCGAAGAGGTCCTGGAGATCGCCAAAGAGATCGAGGACAGCGACCCGCTCGACATGCTCTGGAACAACATCATCATCCTGCAAGCCAAACTGCTGCACGGGCAGAAAATCATACATGTCCGGGATCAGAACGATCTTACGCGAGTGCTGAAGCGTGAAAAACTTGGTGTTATGGTCGAGGAGCGCGAATATGAATTGCAATTTGCCTGGGACAAGTTCGCGGCTGCCTCCAAAGCCGAGGTTACGATCATGCGCGAGTTCCGCGCCGCAGTCAAGCAATTCCTTGATGTCGCCCCCGAAAACGACGAGCGCCGGGCGAAGCTGGAGCTTATGCAGGCGCAGGTTGCCAAACTCCGGGCCGAGACGAAAGAACTGGAGGGAGACAGCGAGGGCAATGTGACCATCGTCGACGACATCCCGTATGTGCCGCCGGCAGGTGATGCAGATGGTTAATCTGACGAATTTGATCGCGGCATCGTTCTATGCTCTGTACCACCTGATCAAGTCTGGAACATACACGCATTGGTGGCTAAAAGGCGGACGGGGCAGCACAAAGTCATCATTCATATCACTGGTCATCATCCTCGGCATCATGCGCAATCCCGGGACGCATGCGGTCGTATTGCGTAAAGTCGCAGCGAACCTGAAAGACAGCGTATATGAGCAACTGCTGTGGGCGATCGACGTGCTCGGCGTCAACCACAAGTGGAAGGAGAAGCTCAGTCCGCTCGAGCTTGTTTACTTGCCGACCGGCCAGCGCATCATTTTCCGCGGCGCCGACAAACCGAAGAAAATCAAGTCGATCAAAGTCAAGAAGGGTTACATCCGCTGGATCTGGTTCGAGGAAGTCGACGAGTTCAACGGTCCGGAGGAAATTCGGGTCATCAATCAGTCGCTGATGCGTGGCGGCCAGAAATTCGACGTGTTCTATTCGTTTAACCCGCCGCGATCTGTGGCGAGTTGGGTGAACACCGTCGTTCTGGAAAAGCGGCCGGACACCTACGTGCATCACAGCACTTATTTGGACGTGCCGCGCGAATGGCTCGGGGAACAGTTCCTGATCGAGGCCGAACACCTGAGGGCTGTCAATGAAGCCGCGTATGAACACGAGTATCTCGGCAAAGCGAATGGCACAGGCGGCGAGGTATTCACGAATGTCAAGGCGCGCATCATCACGGACGAGGAAATCGCCAGGTTCGACCGGATATACCGCGGCGTCGACTTCGGTTATGCCGCCGACCCGCTGCACTATACGGAATGCTATTACGACAAGACGCGCAGGCGTCTTTTTATTTTCTTCGAAATTCACAAGGTCGGCTTGAAAAACCGGCTTGCCGTGGAGCAAATCAAGCGACAAAACACCAGTAACCGGCAAGTTGTCGCCGATTCCGCCGAACCGCGCACGATTGCCGAATTTCATGACCTAGGTCTGAATATCGTTGGGGCCAAAAAGGGTCCTGACAGCGTGGAACACGGCATTAAGTTCCTTCAGGACTTGGAGGAAATCATCATTGATCCGGTGCGCTGCCCGAACACCGTCCGCGAATTCACGCAGTACGAGCTGGAAAAGGACGCGAACGGGAACTGGAAAGCTGGCTACCCGGACAGGAACAACCACAGCATCGACGCGGTGCGGTACGCGCTTGAGAGCGAGATCAACATGAGACGCGTCAAAGCAGCGCCGTCCGTCGCACGATAGGAGGTGATCAATTTGCTGCCAGACTTCACGTACGAAATCGAACAGATCCAGGCCGGCGGCATCACGTCAGACCTCGTCAAGCGCATCCTGAAGAAGTTTGAGCCGCGCCAGACGGAAATGATGGGGCTGTATTTGCGGTACCTTTGTGACCGCCACGGCGTGCCAATTTTCCGGCGCCGCTTGGATGACAGTCGAAAGGTCAACAACATGCTCGCCAACGATTATCTGGGCGAAATCGTCGACATGAAGACCGGCTATTTTGCCGGAAATCCGATCTCGTACAACTACAGCAAGGACGTGGAGGGGTACGAGGCGGCGCAGAACCTGATCACGAGATTTTCCGCCGAGAACAATTTGCCGGATCTCGACGTCGAAACGACGAAAATGGCTGCGATCTGCGGTTACGGCGCCCGATTGCTCTACATCGACAAGCAAGCACGCGAGCGGGTGAAAAATCTGCCGGCCTACGGTA